CACAATGGAGAGTTAAAAGTAGTAAACATGAAGAAGAAGCTGTTTGAGCAGATCATCGGCGCTTCTAAAGATGGTCTAGGAAACCCTACTGATGTAGAAGCAGGTTGGGACGTTCAATTTAAGCGTGTAAAGACAGGCAGCCAAAAGTGGAATGTTGAATACCAACTTCAGCCACTAAAGTGCAAGTCTCGTCCTTTATCAGAAGATGAGCTTTCTTTGATTGCTGATCTACGCTCTATGGATGACGTAATGCCACGACCTACTCCTGATGCTCAGAAAGAGCTTCTTGATCGAATCCGCGACGGGGCCGCAAAGCCTGACAATGTTGACGAAGCTGCACTAGAAGCTGAGTTCAACGTAGGATGAGCTATGAAAAGCATGGCCGAGGGGTAGTTGCTTCTTTGCTAGTACACGCCGATTTGATAAAGAGAGGGTACCAAGTATTTACGGAAGATACAAGTCAAGGTCTTGTAGACTTGGTTGCTGTACATCTTGAAACAGGAGAAACACGGTATGTAGATGTCAAATGCCTTGCTAGAAGGGCCGATGGAAGTAAAATTAATAGAGTATTAAAAGCTGCGCAGAAAGAGTTTGAGAAAGCCTCACAGCTAACAATAGAGCTTGTATACGCAGACGTAGATACTTATGAAATACAGTACCCTCTCCGAAGGAACGCATAGGATGATATTATTTACTGCTGATTGGCACATTAAGCTGGGACAGAAGAATGTCCCAGTTTCTTGGTCGCTGGAAAGATATAAAATGTTCTTCGAACAAGTTCATAACATAGAACAGTTATGTAATATGCACATCATTGGGGGCGATCTTTTTGATCGCTTACCTAATATGGAAGAACTTGAGTTATACTTTACTTTTATTAGACAAGTACGTATCCCAACAATAATATATGATGGGAACCACGAAGCAACTAAGAAGAATAGAACATTCTTTACACAGCTAAAGCAAGTAAGTAGGGATATTAACCCTCTAGTACAAATTGTAGATATTTCTTATGTAGACAAGGAAATGGGATTTAGTATTCTACCCTATGCAGAGTTGCATAAAAAGAATATACTCGATCATTTCCCTAAACAGTATCCACTATTTACCCATGTACGAGGTGAGATACCTCCACATGTAAAACCAGAAGTTGACTTAGACTTATTTGAAGATTTCCCTGTAGTCTTTGCTGGAGACCTTCACGCACATAGTAACACTCAACGAAACATTGTATATCCTGGCAGTCCTATGACAACATCCTTTCATAGGAATAAAGTAAATACAGGATACATACTTATCAATGAAGATGATTGGTCTTGGATCTGGGAGCCATTTGAGCTTCCTCAGCTAATCAGAAAAACAGTATCATCGGAAGCTGATATGATTGCAACCGATTATGACCACACTATCTACGAGATAGAAGGTGATATGCAAGACTTGGCTGATGTTAAAAACTCCGAGCTGTTAGATAAGAAAGTAGTTAGACGAAGTGCAGAAGCAACTTTAGTTTTAGACAAAGAGATGGATATTCAAGACGAGCTGGCTGAATATTTACAGTACGTTCTTGAGATAGAGCCAGTAAAAATACCAACTATATTAGGTACATTCAATGATTACGCTCAAAAAGTTACAATGGAGTAATTGTTTTAGCTACGGCCCTGACAATGAAATATCGTTAGATGATAATACAGTTACTCAAATTATTGGTACTAACGGAATGGGTAAGTCTTCTATACCTCTTATTATTGAAGAAGCATTGTTTAATAAAAACTCTAAAGGAATAAAGAAAGCAGACATTCCTAATAGGTATATTAACAATGGATATGATATATGCCTTAACTTTACTAAAGACGAAGATGATTATACTATTACCATAAATAGACGATCCAACGTAAAAGTAAAGCTAGAGAAGAATGGAGAAGATATATCTAGTCATACCGCAACTAATACTTATAAAAGTATACAAGAGATAGTTGGTACTGACTTTAAAACATTTACTCAGTTAGTTTACCAGAACACAAATGCTAGTCTAGCGTTTCTTACTGCTACGGACACAAATCGCAAGAAGTTTCTAATAGAACTTCTCCAGCTTGAGAGGTATGTAGAGCTGTTCGAAGTCTTTAAGTCAGCTTCTAAAGATATAACTTTGGAAGTTACCGAAGTTGAAACCTATATTCGTACTATTGAGAAGTGGTTGCTAGATAATAATTTGGGAGATGCTACCGTACTTCCAATGCTAAATGAAGATATTTTAATGGAAGATGATGAGAAACAACTCCAGCATCTTATGGATGAAGTTTCTAATATTTCCGAAAAAAATAAAAAAATATCTAAAAATAATAGTTTAAAAACTATGTTACGATCCATAGATTTAACTGAAGCACAAAATATATCTGTAGCAGGGATTGAATCCTACGATGATATACAGAGTAAGGTTGGCAGTTTAAATCAAATCTCAGCGGGGTCGAAGAAAGATATAGCAAAGCTAGAGAACTTAGGGGATATTTGTCCCACTTGTGAACAGGCAATAGATTCATCCTTTAAGGATGGATTACTCGACGCAGCAAGAGAGCTGGGCGAGGATGCCAAGAGTCAGATTGACCACCTGGAGAACCAGATAAATGAAATTAAGGAAAATAACAGACTTTTCCAAAGTAAGCAACAAATTGAACGAGATTGGAACGACTTATACAGAAGTATTGACCAGTCGCTACCCTCAAATCTTGTGGACGAAGAACAGCTTAACGCACGCATTGAAAGAGTTCAAGGGGACTTGGACAGCGCAAGAGCTAAGCTCGAAAGTCAACGAAAAGAAAACGAACGAAGAGTCAGAAACAATACCCGGATAGAGCTTGTACAAGAGCGAGCCGAACAGCTAAATAAAGAGTTAGATGAAGGCGTATCAAAGTTAGCAGGTGTTAAAGAATTATCCTCAAATCTAGAAGTATTGAAGAAGTCTTTTAGCACCAACGGACTTGTAGCATATAAGATAGAAAACTTAGTTAAAGAGCTTGAAGAGCTTGTCAACTACTATCTTACAGAGCTAAGCGACGGAAGGTTTACTCTTGAATTTGTTGTTAATAACGATAGGCTAAATGTGCAAATAGGAGATAATTCTGCTACAGTGGATATTTTAGCATTATCTTCTGGCGAGTTAGCCCGAGTCAATACAGCAACTCTACTAGCTATACGAAAATTAATGAGTAGTATATCTAAGTCCAGAATCAATGTATTGTTCCTCGATGAAGTAATAAACGTGTTAGACGATGTGGGAAGGGAGAAGATTGTAGAAGTTCTTTTAGAGGAGGACTTAAACACCTATATAGTTTCTCACGGCTGGACTCACCCACTTTTGGAAAAAGTAGAAGTGGTAAAAACAGATAATGTTAGTAGGCTAGAATGCTAAGGAGATTACAGTGGTAGAAGATGACAGAATGCGAGTTTTAATTTTAGACGCTTTGGAAGCAAAGTATGAAGGGCAAGTACAAGAGGCTCGATGTAATATAGAAGTATATTTAAATAACCCAGTGGGTATAGGAGAGCACTCTGACTTAGTACAAGCTATTGATGAACAAGTATCAGCGATGGTGGAAGCACAGGAAAAGAAAGAAGCTCTAGTTTGGTTTGATTAATTATGGTAGATAGTAGAGCAAAAGGTGCACGCGGCGAATATCTAGTACGAGATATGCTTCGTGAGGCTACCGATTATCAATTTGAGAGAGTACCCGCTTCGGGTGCTCTCGCATATTTGAAAGGGGATATTTATGTTCCTAATGAAAAAAACATATTCTGTATCGAAGTTAAAAGCTATGCAGACTCACCCCTCACAGATAAGATTTTTACAGCTAGAAAGACCAATAATCTTATACGGTGGTGGAAGAAAATTGAAGTACAGGCGGAGGGAGGAAACCAAGAACCCCTCTTATTCTTTAAATATAACAGGTCGCCAGTGTTCGTTGTTACTGCTCGACAGCCCGAAAATACGGATTACATGAGTATAAGTTGGTTAAATTGTTATGTTGCAGAAGCCTTGCCTTGGCTAGACAATGAAAAGCCGGAGTTCTTACATGGCGTTTGATTTTGATAATATAATAGACGATGTTGAGGAGAAGGATGCAACACTAATTGTAGACTCCCTTAACTTATCCTTTAGATGGAAGCACCAAGGGCGTACCGACTTTAGGTATGATTTTGAGAGAACTGTAGAAAGCTTGGCAGAGTCTTATAGGTGCGATAAAATAGTAATTACTTCTGATTGGGGCTCATCTTCTTACCGACGAGGTTTAGATGAGAACTACAAGATGAATAGGAAAGAGAAGTTTTCAGAGCAAACTGAAGAAGAAAAGATTGCATTTGAAGAGTTCTTTGAAGAGTATGAAGAAACACTAGAGTTGTTGTCTGCAAAGTATCCTGTACTCCGATACAAAGGAGTAGAGGCAGACGACATAGCAGCACATATTGTTAAGTACAAAAGTAGGTACGGTATGAATAGGGTGTGGCTAGTGTCTAGTGATAGGGACTGGGACTTGCTAGTAGACGAAAATGTTAGTAGGTTTTCTTATGTGACGAGGAAGGAAGTTACTTTAGAAAACTGGAACGAGCATTATACTGTAGCTCCCGAGCAGTATATATCTTATAAATGTTTACTTGGGGATAAGGGAGATAATGTTCCAGGCTTCCCCGGGGTTGGCCCTAAGAAAGCAGAGTCCCTAGTAAAAGCATATGGTGATGCATATTCTGTATACGATGCAACTCCAATAGATAGCCACTATAAGTTTATACAGGCTATTAACCAGAACGCAGAACAGATACTAAAGAATTATGAGCTTATGGATTTAATTACTTATTGCGATGAAGCGATAGGATCTGATAATATAACAGATATAGAAGGGAAAATGCTGAATGAGTTATGAAGTTAAAATAGAATATAGTAGGGATAATTACCTATCAGAGTTTAGTAAGAAAACTCTACAGGATCGTTACCTTGTTGACGGAGAGGCTTCGCCTCAAGACGCTTTTGCCCGAGCAGCTAGAACTTTTGCATCCAATCAAGAGCACGCCCAGAGATTATATGATTATGCAAGCAAGTTGTGGTTTATGTTTAGCACTCCAATTCTTAGCAATGGTGGTACTAGTCGAGGTCTTCCTATTAGTTGTTTTCTTAATTATGTGGATGATAGTAGACATGGTATTACGGCCCACTACACAGAGAATGCTTTTCTTTCCTCTGTTGGCGGGGGCATTGGTGGCTGTTGGAATGACATTCGCAGTGTGGGAGCTAAGACCTCTGCTGGTTCAGAATCTACAGGAGTTATACCTTTTCTTAAAGTAGTAGACGCAGAGATGTTAGCGTTTTCTCAAGGGGTAACACGTCGTGGTAGCTATGCCGCGTACTTAGATATATCTCATCCTGAGATTGAAGAGTTTATTGACGTTCGTAAGCCTACGGGTGGAGATGCTAACCGTAAGTCTATAAACTTACATCACGGTGTAATAGTGCCAGATGAGTTTATGGAACTTATACAGAAAGCTACAGAGATAAAGGACTTTGATGACACTTGGGAGCTTATAGACCCTAATAGTGGTAAAGTAACCAAGACTATTTCTGCTAAGAGCCTTTGGGTTAAGTTAATTCAAAATCGTATGGAGACCGGTGAGCCTTACATTATGTTTAAGGATACTGTACAGGCAGCACTTCCAGACTTTCAAAAAGAGCTTGGTCTGCAAGTACACCACTCTAACTTATGTTCTGAGATTACTTTAGCCACTGCGGAAGATAGAACT